CCTGGGCTTGACCAGCGCCACCGACGATGCGCTCATTGCGTCCCTGGTGACCTCGGCCTCGGCATGGGTCAAGTCCTACCTGAACCGCGACATCCTGGAGGGCACCTATAGTGAGGTTCGGGATGGCACCGGCACATCGCGGCTGATGGTGGGCCAGTATCCCATCACCGATGTCATCTCCCTCACGGTGGATGGCATGGCCGTGGATCTGACGACCATCGTCTATCGGGGGGCCATGCTCATCAGGACGGATGGCGCGACGTTCGCCAGCGGCTACGGGAATGTGTCCGTGACCTACAAGGCAGGCTACGCCGCGGTCCCAGCTGACATCGGTCAGGCCGTCGTGAAGATGGCCGCCTGGGCCTACAAAGAGAAGGACCGGCTCGGGCATTCGAGCAAGACAGTCCAAGGTGAGGTCGTAGCCTTCCAGACCCAGGACATGCCCAATGATGTGAAGACTCTGCTGAACAATTGGCGGAATGTGGTGCTGGCATGATCGAGCTTGAGGCTCAGATCCTTGGCGCGGAGGCGGTGGCGGCCCGGTTTGAGTCTGCCGACCCGCGTGTGAAGGACGCAACCCGTGACGCGGTGCGGAGCCTTGCCTTCGCTCTGCTGACCAAGGTGAAGTCAGAGAAGCTGATGGGGCAGGTGTTGAGGGTTCGCACGGGGCACCTGCGCCAGTCCATCAACGAAAAGTTCGTTGAGGACGGGGACCGCATGGAGTCCCGCGTGGGGACAAATGTGGCCTACGGGCGCTTCTGGGAGCTTGGGTTCACGGTCCCGGCCCGCACCATCAAACCCAAGAATGCCGGGGCATTGTTCTGGCCTGGTGCCCTACATCCGGTTCGGTCAGTCACCCAGCAGCAGCGCACGATGGCCCCCCGCCCTTTCCTGGTCCCGAGCCTGGAGGAAATGCGCGGTGAGATTCGCGCCCGGCTCATGCGGGCGATGAGGGTGGTGTGACATGGCCCTGAACCGGGAAGCCATCTATACGGCCCTACTGGGGCGCCTGGAAACCATCCAGGGCTTCGTAACGGTCAGCCGCAATTGGAAGGTGTGGGACGATGTGCCCGCATCCAGCCAGCCTGCTCTGTTTCTCCCCCACGGTAACGAGGTGCCCGTCCAGCAGCGCGGTCTGCCCCCGGCGTGGCGCCTCCAGCCTACCCTGTGGATCTATTGCCGCACGGACCAGGACGCCAGCGAGGCCCCCGGCACACGCCTCGCAATGCTCATCCAGGGCGTAGAGACGGCCCTGGAGCGCCAGGCGAATGAGCAAGGCGGGTTCGCCAGCCCGGACACCTATGGCACCACTCTGGGCGGCCTTGTGAGCCATTGTTGGATCGGCGGACCAATCGTTACTGACGAAGGCATCCTCGGGGGGCAGGCCGTAGCACAGATCCCCCTGGACATCCTTGCTACCTCATAGGAGCCGACATGGCCGATACCTCGAACCTCACAGAAGCAACTGAAGCCAGCCCGACCGCCACGGACCTCATGGTGGACCGCTGGTTCCTGGAGACCTTCCACAACCACGGCCCCGCCCTCCCGGTGGAGCTTTTCAACCACTTCCGCGCCGCCACCGCCACGCTCAAAGAGCGCCTGAACGCGGCCCTCACCCCAAAGGAGGACTAGATGTCCCAGTACAATTTCGGCGTGGGCAAGCTGACGCTCATCACCCCCGCCGCCCCCCCGCAGGCCATCGATGTCGGCGTCATCAAGGATGTGTCCCTTGACTTCTCCTTCACCACCAAGGAACTGCGGGGCGCCTACCAGTTCCCCGTGGATGTGGCCCGAGCCGGTGGCAAGATCAGCGGCAAGGCGAAGTACGGGCAGATCAACAGCGGCATCGTGTCCGCCATCCTGAACACAACGAAGTCCGCCGGCTCGAAGATCGGAGTCGCCGGTGAGACTGCCTCCATTCCCGCCTCTCCCTACCAGGTCACGGTGGCGAATAGCACAAACTGGCAGGATGACCTGGGCGTGTTCGACAACAGCACCGGCCTCTACATGACCCGTGTCGCCTCTGGCCCCGCCACGGGCCAGTATTCCGTAGCCGCTGGCGTCTATACCTTCGCCTCCGCTGACACCGGGCACTCCGTGGCCATCAGCTACAGCTACACCAGCGCCTCCACCGGGCAGACTAACTCCCTTGTGAATGCCCTGATGGGTTCCAGCACGGTCTATCAGGCTACCCTGTTCAATTCCTACCGAGGGAAGACCATCTGGCTGAAGCTCTACGCGATCACGATCCCCAAGTTGTCCTTCGCCTTCAAGAGTGAGGACTACACCGAACAGGATCTGGACTTCGAGTGCTTCGCTGACAGCAGCGGTAGGGTGATGGACTTCGACACCACCGAGTAACCCAACCCGGCCCCGCCTTTGCGCGGGGCCAACATGGAGGCCGAGGCCATGGCTACGCACGAAGAAACAAAAACGATGGACCTGTCCAAGATCCCAGCCCTCACTTACGGCGTCATCAAGAGGAACAAGCACGTAGTGGATGCTCTCACGGAACCCACCGAAGGGCTATCCCGGCTCGATCTCACCGACCGCTCGATCAGATTCCTCAAGCTGGCCTACCCCGAGGCTACCGATGAAGACTTCGACGGTATCGCCCCTGGTGTCTTGGATGCCGCCGCCTTCGCGGTATACAAGGCAACGTTCTCTCGCCCGGAAGCCGTCGCTCCAGTTCAGACGAACCCCTGAACTGGAGCCGTCTCACAGGGCTCATCGTTACGACCACGGGGTGGACCATCCACCAACTGGACTCCACCCCGTGGCCCGATATTGCGGATCTTCTCGACTACTGGCGGGATAACCCCCCTCTACACCTGCTCGTGAAGGGTTACATGGGCTACAAGGCCAAAGAGCCCGAAGAAGTGCGGCTCGCGTCGCAAGACGAGCTTCGGGCCCTTGTATCTCTAGTGAACGGAAGGTGATACATGGCTGACAACCAGGAAATCGCCGTAAAGATCAGCGCCGATGTGAAGGCTCTGCTCCAGGGGCTGAAGGACGCGCAGGAGCACACGGAGACTGCTGCCGCCGGGATGAAGGGCGACCTCGGTAGCCTGATCGAGTCGTTCGAGAAGTTCGGCATGGCGTCCCTTGCCATCGGCGCCGTGGGGCTGGCGTTCGAGGGGCTGAAGGAATCCTTCTCCTTCGTGAAGGATGCCATCGATGAGACAAACGAGATGGCCCGATCATTCAAAGATCTGTCCTACCAAACGGGCATCAACTTCGATGAGTTGAACAAGCTCAGCGCGGCCCAGCAGCTCACGGGTGGGACGGTCCAGGAACTTGAAGGCTGGATGAAGGGTGCGACCCGGAGCATCAAGGCGAACTCCGACTTCCTGATTGAGAATGGCGTGGCTGCTAACAAGGCCGCGCTGATGGCTATGCCATTGACCGATTACCTCCAGACGGTCATGGAAAAGGCCGAGGCCATTGAGAACCCCATGGAGCGCGGGGTATTCCTTCAGATGGCGCTGGGGCGTTCCGGGCAGGAAGCTGCTCCCCAGATCCGGGAGATGTTGGAGCAGCTGAAGAATGCACCGGAAATCCTGGAGAGGTACGGCCGAAGTCTGGATCAAAACAGCGTCCAGCAGATGGAACGTGCCGAGCATGCGGCAGGGAAGGTGTCCATCGCCATGGAGGGGCTGAAACAGACACTGGCGGATACATTCGGGGACAATCTGATTGCAGCTCGTGAGCGATGGACCGAGTTCTTGTCAGACTGGGCCAACGGGGTGCACATGATCTTCGGCGACGGCGTGAACGTTGCCGCTCAGAAGCAGATTGATGCGCTCAAAGCCCAGATTGACAAGGCCAGGGCCGATATTGTCGCCCGTGGCGCCATCCCCGTCGGGGGGGACTCTGGGAAGACCAAGCCCGCCGGGAAGCACATTAAAACGCCCGAGGACATTGCCGCCGAGAAGAAGGCCGCCGAAGATCGCATCGCCATTGCCAAAATGGCGCAGGACGAGATCATCCGCTCCGCTGAGATGAGCGTGCAGGAGCAAATCAAGGATGACAAAGAGCTGGTGGCGTCGGGCCAGATGAGCTATGCCGACATGGTTTCTGACGTGAAGATGGCCTACAAGCAACAGCTCGACACCGCGATTGCGGCCATGGAGAAGGAACGGAATCTGCTGGCAGGGAAGCCGGTGGAGCAGGCTGCCATTCTGAACAAAGAAAAGGAGCTGCAACAGAAGTATTACGCCGACCTGAACGACCTGGACCGGCAGTCAGCGGAGAACGCTCGGAAGGAGAAGGAGAAGGCCCATCGTGAGGAAGAGAAGGCGCTGCGTCAACAGATGGAGCTGGCGAAGCTCGCGGCCCAGGACGAGTTGAACCTCCAGAAAA